CGCGCCGATGTTGCGGATCGCGTGAAGCATACCGGAACAGGCATTGAAAAATGGAGGGAAGACGCATGATTGTGTCCGTCATTGTGTCCACGGAGGGCACGTTGCGAGAAGCCATCGCCAGGGCCGGAGCGGGCATCCGGGCCGGGAAAAAGCTCATGCGGGCGCGCGCCAGGGACATCGCCGTGTATGGCCCGCGCAAGGGCTTTGCCGGCGGCTCGCTGACAATGTTCCAATACCGGTTGACGGACCGGGAGTACAACTCGCGCGAGATATGGAGTCTCCCCCCGGATGAAGTTGTGAAGGCGGGATACGGATATGGCGCGGCTGACCGCTGACCAATGGGAGCAGGCGCGCGCGGAATACGAAGTCCGGGGCGTGAGTCTGGGGGATGACGCGAACGACGAACAGCGCAGGCTGCGCCGCCCGCTTTTGCGCTTCGGCGACCCGCAGGGCTGGCAGGGACACGGGGAGGGATTGCTGCCTTTTTATCATGCTTTGGTGCAGCGCCGCACCATGAGCGAAAAAACGCTTTTTCTTGGAGACGCCTGCACAGGCGCCGATGAAATTGCCAAGTTGCAAGATGAGGATATGCTCAAAAAGCCGACAGATTTTCCGGGAGCCGCAGCATTATGCTTCGCCCTCGCGGAAATCGACATTGACCCCCTGCCCGAATGGGGCGGAAGCGCAAAAAACTGCGGAGGGCCTGCCGATGAGCTTGGAGGCTATTGATGGATGCAGGCGTGTCGTATGTGCCCAAGATTTTGAAGAGTATGCGGGAGATTTGTGAGGAAATGGGGGTCGGCGCGAAAGTCGTGCGTCACTGGGTGGCCTGTGGCGCTCCCATTGCCGTGGAAGGGAGCAAGAAAAATGTTCGTTACAGCGCCGAAACGGTACGCTTGCAGATTTGGCGTGAGTCGCTCGGAAAAGAACAGGCCGGGGAAATATCCCCCGGCCCATAATTCCCGCTCAGCCCGCCAAGGCCGCCCGCACAGTGTCCGGCGCTTTTTCAATGACGCGGAGATACGCGCGGACGGCCGGGTCAGGTCTGCGCTTCCCCTGTTCCCAATTTCTAAGGGTATTGACGGAAAAACCGAACTGCGCGGCAAACATGGCCTGTGTGAGACCCATGACAGTTCTGATGGTTTTTACATCAACATTGTCGGGCAAACGAACAGGCGTGACTTCATGAACCTTGTAAGCTGACTTGTCTGCCGTCCCGTCCATATATTCTACCGCTTCACGCAGGCCGTCTATAATACGCTTTCCGCTCATGATTCCACCCCATACTTTTGCAATACTCTAACAAGTTGGGTCAGTTCATTGCATTCTGCTTTTGTAAGGTTGATTTTTTCGTTTTTCGCATACAAGGCAAGAGCAAATAATGGTATGGTCTTGTTGTAGTAATAAAAAATGATACGATAGCCGCCACTCTTTCCACCTCCTTCTCGCGCCCATCGCACTTTGCGCACTCCGCCGGTTCCCGGCATCACATCTCCACATTCCGGGTTTGAGGCCAGGTAGAGGATGAGCGCAGCCCGTTCATCTTCATCCAGATGCCCTTTGGCATTTCTGATGAAGGTTGGCATTTCGACTACGGTCATAGGGGGGTCTTGCATGAACTGAAATGTAGTCCATTGGCCTATAAAGTCAAGTTCTGAAAACCTTGTCAACCCCCTCCCGCGATACTCCCACGATATGCCCGCGATACGCTCTCGTTTGTCCTGCTCAAAACCCCCGTGCTACGCTTTCGCCAAAACAGGGAGCGTTTTCCATGCCGATCCATACCGACTTCATCCGCAATTTTCTGGCCAGGTTGGAGACCCGCCAGACTGTCGCCTACATCCCGTGTCAGCGCCGGAACTACACCGGAGGCCGGGCGTACGATTTCGCCGTCTTTGGCCCGGTCATCGGCGCTTCCGGCGTCACTGTCGGAACAGGGCTTGATTTTGGGCAGCAGGCCGAAGCCGATTTGCGCCGCATGGGCATCCCTGCCGCGCTCATCGGGCGTTTCCTCTCGTATCTCGGGCTTCGGAAGATGGATGCGGTGCTGGCGTTGCAGTCCGCGCCCCTGACGCTCTCCGATGCCGAATGCGACGCGCTGGACGCGGCTGTCCACGCCGACTACATCGCCCGCGCCGCCGCGCTGTATGCGGAGGAATCCGGCCAGCCTTTCGGGGACTGCCCGCCCGAGGCGCAGGCGGTCATCGTCAGCCTGTTTTACCAGCTTGGCGCGGGCAAGACCCGCTACCCCAACACCTGGCGGCTGCTCTGTGCGGGCGACTGGCCGGCGGCTTCCCGCGAACTGCTCACCGGCTTCACCCGCTACGCCAACCGCCGCGCGGATGAAGGGCGCCTGCTGGCCGCTGCGGGCGGGGAGGTGGCGTGATGGCAGGCTGGCTGACTTCGCTTCTTGGCATCGGCGGCAGGGTGCTGGACAAGATCCTCCCGGACCGGGCGAAATTTCAGGAAAAGAATCTCGAAATCAATGCCGAAACGGAGCGGGCTTCCGGCGGGCGCATGACCCCGCGCAAGCTCATGATGTACCTGCTCTGCCTGCTGTTCGCCTGGGAGGTTGTCGCCCGGCCGATTATCGTCACCTACTGGCCGGAGACGCCCCTGCCGCAGTCCATGCTCAAGGAAGTCATGCTGGCGGTCAGTTCGCTCTTCGGCCTGGGTTTTTGAGGAGCAGGCATGGAACACACTCTGGCTATCTCCGCGTGGCTCACGCCGCTTCTGCTGATGATCATCGCGTATTATCTCAAGCGCTTTCTGGACAAGAACGAACGCGATCACGACGAATTCTTTCAGCGCACGAATGAACACAATGTTCGTCTGACCCGTGTGGAAACGGAAGTGGAACATCTCCAGCACGGAGGGCGCAGGGCATGACGTCGCGCTACGACTGGGAGACCATCAGGGCCGAATACGAGGCCGGCGCGAGCCAGTCCGATCTCTCCCGCCGTCATGGCCTCAGCCGGACCGCCATCCAGAAACGCATCCGGGCCGAGGGCTGGATGCAGGACGTGTCCGGCACGATCAACCGACTGGCGGAGGCGAAGGTTGCGGGAGTGGTTGCAGGCTGCAACCCGCAAAAAAAGGCCGAGGCGCTTGACCGCGCGGCGGACGCCAAGGCCGCCGTCATGCTCCGGCACAAGGAGGAGTGGGCGCGGCATCAGACGCTCATCGACAAGGCGCTGGAAGCCGGCGATTTCGACAAGGCCAAGCTCGCGAAGATCACGGCCGAGACTCTGAAAATCCGGCAGGAAGGCGAGCGCAGGGCGTGGGGCATCAGGGAGGCTCCCGAAGAGGCGCGCCGCGTGACTGATGTTTCTGTGGTTGTGGATCTTTCTCATGCCGATTCGGCACAGATCGCGGCCCTGGTGGACGCGGCCTACAGTGAGGCGGAGCATGGATCGGCAACGCGCTGAAGCGACTCTGCTTGCCTTGCGGCAAGAACTCGCCCGCCGGAGTTTTGCCGGCTTTGTGCGCGCCACCACGCCGGGGTACCGCATGGGCTGGGTGCACAAGGCCATTTGTACCGAACTGGACGCCTTCCTTGCCGCCGTGCAGGCCGGGCAATCCCCGCGCCTCATGCTCTGTATGCCGCCGCGGCACGGCAAGTCGGAACTCGCTTCCCGCCGTTTCCCGGCCTACGTCTTAGGGCGCTGTCCGGACATGTCGATCATCGGCACGTCCTACAGCGCCGATCTCTCAAGTCGCCTCAACCGCGACGTGCAGCGGATCATCGAGCAGCCGGAGTACGCGGCCATTTTCCCGGAGACCACGCTTTCCGCCAAAAACATCCGCACCGTGGCCTCCGGCAACTACCTGCGGAATTCCGATCTGTTCGAGATCGTCGGCCACAGGGGCAGCTACCGCAGCGCGGGCGTGGGCGGCGGCATCACCGGAATGGGAGGGAACATCCTGATAGTCGATGATCCCTTCAAGGACCGCGCCGAGGCGGACAGCCCAACCATCCGCCGCAAGGTGTGGGAGTGGTACACCTCCACGCTGTACACGCGCCTTGCGCCGGGCGGCGGTATTCTGGTCATCAACACGCGCTGGCACATGGACGATCTTTCCGGCCGTCTGCTGGAAGCCGCACGCATGGGGCAGGGGGATCAATGGCGCGTGGTCAACTTCCCGGCCATTGCCGAAGAGGATGAAGAACACCGCAAGCGCGGCGAAGCGCTTCACCCGGAACGCTACCCGCTGGAACAGCTTGAAGCGATCCGCAAGGCCATCGGCACGCGCGACTGGGAGGCGCTCTACCAGCAGCATCCCACGCCCGACGGCGGCAATATTTTCAAGGCCGAATGGCTCCGTTTCTGGCTACCCAAAGACCTGCCGGAGAAATTCGACCAGATGGTCATCTCGTGGGACATGACCTTCAAGGACGGCGACGATACGGACTACGTCGTGGGCCAGGTCTGGGGGCGCAAGGGTGCGGACCGCTACCTGCTGGATCAGGTACGGGGACGCATGGGCTTTACCGAGACTCTGGCCGCATTCCGCGCACTGGCCGACAAGTGGCCGCAGGCGACCCGCAAGCTGGTGGAAGACAAGGCCAACGGCCCGGCCGTCATCGACAGCCTCAAACACCACGTTCCGGGCATTATCCCGGTGGAGCCGGACGGCAGCAAGACCGCCCGTGCCCATGCCGTGACCTCGCTTTTCGAGGCGGGCAACGTCCATATCCCGCACCCCCAGCACTGCCCGTGGGCGTCGGACTATGTGGCCGAACTGACGCAATTCCCCGGCGCGGCCCATGACGATCAGGTGGACGCCACCACGCAGGCCCTGCGCGACATGGAGCGCCGCGCTCCCCTCAACATCAACCCGGCCATCCTGCACGCTCCCGCGCGGCTTCGGCCCGCGGTCACGGGGGGTATGCTGTGAGCCGTCGCCGTGCTTCCCGAATTGCCGTCACCCCTTCCGCGGCAACCGCCCCCCGCCATCTGCGCCTCCCACCGGATGCGGGCGGCGCGGCGTGGGCGGACGCTCCGCTGACCATTGACCAGATCCGGGAGATCTACGGACCGGCCCGGACCCTGGGCGCTTCCGAGGACGCGCGCCTGGCGATGGACAGCCAGCTTCAGGCGGACGGCGTGTACACGCTGCTCCAGCACACGCTGCAACTGGGGCAGGCGGCGGCGCCCCAGTTCATGGGCTACGGGGCGCTCCAGAACATCAGCCAGAACGGCCTCATCCGCGCCTGCATCGAGACCGTGGCCGACGACATGACCCGGGCCTGGATCACGCTCGCGGGCGGCGAAAAACCCGAAGCCGGCGGGGATGACGACCGCCTGAAGCGTCTGGACGCGGCCATGCGCGCGGCCGGCCTGCAAACGCTGTTTCACGAGGCCGCGGAACTGGTGGGCTACGAGGGCGGGGCCTTCATCTTCATCGACACGGGCGCGTCCGGCGAAGACCTGCGGCAGCCGCTGCATCTGGGGCGCTTCGGCTCCGAAATCCGCGCGGGCTTTCCCCTCCGGTTCACCGTGGTTGACCCGGTCAACGTCTTCCCCGGCGAGTACAACAGCCTCTCGCCCTTGCGGCCCGATTACTTCCGGCCGGCCTGGTGGTGGGTGCTTGGCGAGCGCGTTCACGCCTCGCGGCTCATCCGGCTTGTGGCGAATGAGGTTCCGGCGCTGCTCCGGCCGTCCTATAATTTTCTGGGCATCGCGCAGGCGCAAATCCTGTGGGACTATGTGCTGCATTTCCAGCAATGCCGGGCGGCCGAAGCCCGACTCCTGACCAAGTTTTCCCTGACCGTGTTCAAGACCAGCATGGCCGACGTGCTGTTTTCGGCGCAGGGAACCGGCCCGCTGGACGCCCGCATCCGGTACATGATCCAGACGATGAGCAACGATGGCGTGCTGGCCGTGGACAAGGACGCGGAAGACGTGCTCAAGCTGGAAACGCCGCTTTCCGGCGTGACGGACATCGTGCGTCAGTCTCTCGAATTTCTGGCCGCGCTCAACCGCACCCCGGCGGTCAAGCTGCTCGGCATAAGCCCTTCCGGCTTCAACGCCACGGGCGAGAGCGACATCCGCAACTACTACGACCACATCGCGAGCCAGCAGGAAAAGGTCTTGCGGGAAGGCGTGCGCAAGGCGCTGGACTGTCTCCAGCTGCGCGAGTTCGGAGAGATCGATCCGGCCATATCGTTCGACTTCGCCCCGCTCGGCGAAGAGGACCGCGCGGCGCTCGCCACGCAGCAGAAAACGAAAGCCGACACCATCGCCGTATATCTGGATCGGGACGTGGTGAGCGTGGAAGAAGCGAGAAAGGCGCTTGCCGACGACCCGGACAGCGGCTTTGCCGGCATCGACCCCGACGACGTGCCGGAAGGCAACGGAATGCCGGGAGACCTGCCCGGAGATCTGCCCGGAGACGTTCCCCCGGGCATGGGCGAACCGGGCAAAGCCGACATCGACGACGTGGACAAGGCCGGGGCGGTGTATGGCTAAACTCCTCCGCGCCGTCCATCCCAACGCGGGCGTCCGCATCGCGTACCGGAAGCGGCTCGACAACCTCATCGCCGAGATGCAGCGCTCCGTCGTCTGGTGGGTGCGCGCGGCCTACCGCAGGGAAGAGGAGAGAATCGTTGCGGATCGCGCCTCCGACTTCGCGCGGGACGCCTCCCCGGCGCGCGGGCTGCAACGGGTGCTCAACCGCCTGTTCCGGTACTGGATGCGCCGCTGGACCGACGCGGCGGAAAGGATCGCCCGGGACTTCATCGGCAAAACCCAGAAGCGCGCCACCAGCAGTTACGAGCAGGCGTTCAGGGCCGCCGGGTTCACCGTGAAGTTCGAGCCGAGCCGCGCCCGCAACGACGTGGTGCAGGCGCTCATTCGGGAGAATGTGGACCTCATCAAATCGATTCCGAGCCAGTACTTCACCCAGGTCAACGGCCTCGTGATGCGCTCCGTCACCGCCGGGCGCGACGTGGGCTATCTCACCGACGAACTGCACAAGCGCTACGCCGTCACCCGCCGCCGCGCGGCCTTCATCGCCCGCGATCAGGCCAACAAGGCGACAGAGGCGATCAAGCGGGTGGAAGGCGAGAAACTGGGCGTCAGGGTAGGCATCTGGGTGCACATCCCGGGCAAGTACACCAGCCGCGCCACGCACAAGGCCATGAACGGCAAACCCTTCCTGATTTCCGAAGGCATGTACGACCCGGCAGTCAAGCGCAAGGTGCAGTGCGGGGAACTGCCCGGCTGCCAGTGCACCTACCGCTCGTTCATCCCCGAATTCGGCGACAAGGCGACGCCGGAGATCCAGAAATTGCTGAAGGAGGCCGCCGCATGAGCACTTCAGCTCTCGCCTTTGACGCATCCAGCGCCCGCACTGTGGACGAGAACGGCTTTCTGCACGTCACCTCATCGCACATCACAAAGGCCACGGTGAACCCGTACTACGGCCGGGAAATCCCCGGCTGGCAGGCGGCCGGGCTTGATCCGGAGAAGATTTATTACGGCCTGCGAGACCCGCGCGAACTGCAACAGTCGCTGCGGACGTGGGAAGGTCTGCCCCTGCACATCGAGCACCACATCGACAGCGCCGACGCGCCGC